GATGAAGCAAGATGGAGACACAACGACCAACAATCGACGTGGAGAACTTGGAGTGGGATAGTCGACTCGCTAAAAAGCGCGCGACTCGGATGCGACGACGCATCGGTGGACAGATTCGGGAGGCGAACAAGGTGATTCGGATATTTCGAAATTTTCAGAAGAAACTTCTCCCGCACGATTGGGAAGACCCGTCGCCGTATCAGTATGACTATATCTTCTATACCAAATACTACAAATCACAAAGTGAATTGGATGTGCTGCGTAACATGATACTTGCATGGTTTTGAAAACGATTGACTTTCATGCTTGGGTTCTTTTTCCATTATGGGTATTCCATTCTACGTCGCGTCGCTTCTCAAGACACACAAACACATTGCCAGAGACTTGATTGAGCAAGATTGCTACGATGTCCTTGCGATTGACTTCAACTGCTTCATTCACACCTATTTGAAATCTGAAAATCCGATTGGAAGTATCATTGTTGCACTTCACGACTTTCTGGGCCACACCGTTCTGACTCGTAAAGTGTATATCGCATTTGACGGATTGGTTCCCTACGCAAAGATGGTTCAGCAGAGGTATCGTCGCTTTCGCAACCCGGAGATGGCATCGTCGTTTGACAAACATCAGATTTCACCCGGGACTCCGTACATGAAGGAACTGGCGGAGACGATTCGGTTTATGTTTCCGTATGTGGAGGTGTCCGGGACAGACGAACCGGGAGAAGGCGAACACAAGATCTTCCTCTGGTTGCGGAACATGCCTGCTGCGGAACGGCGACGAGTCTGTATCTACGGATTGGATGCGGATTTGGTGTTGATTTCAGTCGCACAACGTTCGCTCGGCGACCTGTACCTCATGCGTGAGAAACAGAAGGACGAGGGGTTCAGTCTCTTCTCAGTGTCTGCTCTGGCAGCTGCTCTACCCATTCCGGCAGATGAGTTTGTGGAGATGTCGGTGTTGTGTTTTGGAAATGACTTCATGCCGAATATCGGTATCTTCTCTCTTCGCGAGGATGGATACGCGCGGGCACTCTACTACAAACAACAATCCACACTCGAAAAGGCAGCAGAAGATGAGGCGGGACTTCTGTTGAAGCGAGCGAAAGACACCGATCGACACATTCTTGCTCCAGACGGACAGGCACTCGAAGCACGCATGGGCATTCATCTCTTTGACGGTGTCCTCAACTGGGACCCCGTTGTCTATGCGTTCTGGAAGACGTATGCCTGGACGCTTGCGTATTTCAAGACGTCCAAGGTTCCCGATTGGGAGTGGGCGTATCCGTATCCCGAAGCACCCTTGCTGTCTGCTTTGTTGGAGTTTGACCGAAAAACCAAGTTCAAGTGGACTGCTCCGAGTCCAACCTTTACGATTGAAGACCAGTTGCGCTTCATTCTACCCGAAGAGAGTTTGAAGAAGGTGGGACTGGAACCTAAGTATCCCGATGAACTCTACGAGGAAGAAAGGGACACACGCCACCGATGGATGAAGCGGTTCGTGTGGGAATGTGACCCGTATGTCTCCTTGCCGTGGGGACCGCTTACCTCCGTATCTGAAATCCGCCTCGCCCAAGTTTGAGAACAGGTCCGGGTCCTGAGAAGCGAATCGCATTTCGTGTCTGTGGTTCTACATGTTTTTCCAACATGTCTGCGGGGAGCACAACCACGTCGTTGCGGAACGAGACATCAAACTTCGTATCCACGCGTGAGATGTATTCCTCTTCAATCTTTTTCATTTCTTGGATTTTCCTCATCGCGGTGATGCCTGAGATATCGTTGAAACTCCTCCAGTAACGCGTGATGTGATTGACATAGGAGATGCGATAGTCGCGCGCACTTCGTGTTTTGATGTTGTTTTGGAGTGTTTGCATACAGTCCAGAATCGTTGCATAGATGGGTTTCTTCAGTCTTCGGTTCACAGCATTGTGAGCACGAAAACTGAACATTGCAAACTCGTGTCGTGAGTTCAAATACCCTGGAAACTGCCGGCGGTAGTTTTCCAACATTTCACTGAAATGCTGTTTGCAGTACGGACATGTAATCGTATCACGGAACATTTCTACCCATGAACTCATCAATTGCTTCTCCGTCTCGGTCGGCGCCTCGGGATACGAGGTCGCGACAGAATGGAGGGTCATCCAACCCATTGGTCCCCAAATCGCTGTCATTGTTTTACTTAACGACAATCATCCCTGCCTCCATTCCGCCTTCGAGGATGTCGCGTGCGATGTTGATAGGTGTCTGCTTGGAAACAGGCAGTCCAGATGCGCGAAGGGTATTGCGAACCTTGTCCTCGGGCATGGTCCGCACAGTCTTGCGAATCCGCTTGCGACGAACCTCGGCACCCTTCTCGGTCAAAATCTTGAGAGTCGACTTGCGGACAGGCGGCGACTTGGCGGGGTCGCGAACACCTTCAATCTTTGCCTTGAGAGTCTTACCGCCCTTGAGCACGCCACGAGGATAGGTGCGCATTGATTTCTTGCGACCCATACCGACAACGGGGCGTATGGGCACGGGTTCATCTCCACCAACCTTGACGATTTTGACCTTGTCCTTCTCCATTGTTTTAGATACAGAAAACGAATCGTAGATCATTTAGATAGAACGGTAATCATACGAATACCATGGAGTGGGAAGCAGTCAAGTCTTACTTTGCGAACGGTGTGCGCCGATTGGTGGATCATCAGGTTGACTCCTTTGAGGATTTCATTCGCAACAAGCTTCCCCTTATCATTCAGTCCACTCCGCCCATCACGGTGTGGCATGAACAAGACCCAACCATCAAGAAATACAAGTACGAGTTCCGATTGTCCTTTGAGAAGGTTACGTACATGAAACCCCGCATCCAAGAAGCAACCGGTCGTATCAAACCTATGCTTCCGATGGAGGCACGTATTCGCAACTTCACCTACGCAGCACAGATGTATGCGGATGTGCGATTTACGGCAAGGACGTACAAGGGAACCAACTATGAAACCTATGACGAGGAGTCGCGTGTTTTCGAGGGGATTTCTCTCGGGAAGCTTCCTGTTATGCTTGGGTCTTCCTTGTGTCTTCTCAAAGACTACCCACTGTCCCTCGAGCAATATGGTGAATGCGGTCACGACCCACTTGGTTACTTCATCATCCATGGGTCAGAGCGCACTATCCTTTGCCAAGAGAAGGTAGCAGACAACCGCATCATGGTGTTCCAGGCAAAGAAGACCGCAAGCAAGCACACTTACTCAGTGGAAATGAAGTCTCTGCACGAGTCCTTCACGATGCCGCCGAAGAAGTTGGAAATCCGTTTGTCCTCCAAGTTCAATGGGCTTGGATACCCTCTTATGGCTTGCGTTCCCCGGTTTCGCGAGGACATTCCAGTCATGGTGTACTTCCGTGCACTCGGCATTGAGACCGATAGAGAGGTTGCGAACTTGGTTTGGGGCAATCTAGACGACCACCACGTGGAACTGCTGGCAGCATCCTTCCGCGATTGTGCGGAGATTGGTATCTTCACCCAACAGGATGCCATCCAGTTCCTCTCGATGAACCTCCAGTATGGAACCAACCAGGAAGACAAGTGTGCGTATGTCCGTCAGTTGCTCGGAAGTGAGTATCTCCCACACGTACGATTTGCGGGTGAAAATGCGCCTCTGTCCACTCTGAATTCCCGCAAGGCACTGTTGACGGCAAGCATGATTCGTCGCTTGCTCCTGACCGACCAGGGTCAGATTCCGCTGGATGACCGCGACGCCTATCCCAACAAGCGCGTGGTGACAACGGGTGCTCTTCTGACCCATCTCTTCCGTCAGTTGTTCCAGAAGGTCTGTAACGACACGCGCAATGAGTTCGTGCAGGAGGTCAACAACGACAACTGGAAGAAGGGCGAGAACGGTCCACGACCGATGGAGATTCTCAATATCAACAATCTCTACAAGATTCTGAAGTTGTCTGCGATTGAAGGCAAGTTGAAGCAGGCGTTGGCAACGGGCAACTTCACCGTGCAGGGACTTGGAACAAATAGTTCTACGTCTCTATCAAATGCGACAAAAGTTGGAGTCTCTCAAGTGCTCGCCCGCATGTCGTACACGAGTACACTCAGTCACCTCCGTCGCATCCAGACTCCTGTGGAAAAGTCTGGAAAGCTCCTTGCGCCTCGTAAGCTCCATGGCACTAGTTGGGGCTTCGTTTGCCCAGTCGAGACTCCAGAAGGCCACTCCGTAGGTATCGTGAAGAACATGAGTTTGCTGACCAGTGTCACGCAACATGTTCCGAGCAACACGGTTCTCCACTATCTACAGGGTTGCGACGGCATCACGTGGATTGATGAGGCGAAGGTCTACGAAGGCACATCTATCACGTTGAATGGTGTGATTGTTGGATATACGTCCTCTCCTCACGAACTCGTTCGCAGACTTCGGACCGCCAAGCACAACCTGCGACTCCACCCCCATGTGTCTATCGCATGGTACACACTGCTGAACAACATCATCATTGAGACAGACAGTGGACGACTGGTCCGACCTGTGTTTCGTGCCGGAGTGGACTTCCCCGAGAAGGGCGCTGACTGGCAGACATGGGTTCGCACGTGCGTGGAGTTCATCGACGCCTCTGAGACAGAGACCCTGCGCATTGCGATGTTTCAGAACGAGGTGACGCCTCATCACACACACTACGAGATTCATCCGAGTCTCGTGGTCGGACATATGGCAAGCAGTATCCCATTGTCAGACCACAACCAGTCGCCTCGTAACACCTACCAATCGGCGATGGGCAAGCAGGCGATGTGTGTCTATGCCGGCAACTACGCCAAGCGACTGGACAAGAACGGGTATCTCCTGTGTTCGTTGACTCGCCCACTGGTGGAGACCCGTTCGATGAACATTCTCAAGATGCACGAGATGCCCTATGGTATGAACTCGATTGTTGCGATTGCGTGCTACGGTGGATACAATCAGGAGGACTCTATCATCATGAACAAGACTGCCATTCGGCGTGGATTTATGCGCGGTCTCTACTACACGATGTACAAGGATGAAGAGCATCGCAACGTCACATCGGGTCGTGAGGAGAAGTTCATGCGTCCTTCGAAACATAATACACGCAAATACAAGAACACGTCCTATGCGGCAGTTGGCGAGAACGGTATGCCCATTCTCAATGCGATGGTCCAAGAGAACGATGTCGTCATCGGAAAGTGTGTCAACCTCCGCAACGACCAAGCCGGGTATGCCTACCGCGATGCTAGCACGACTCACAAGAACTCCGAACCCTGTCGCATTGATGGTGTGTGGACCGACAAGAACAGTGATGGATACCCCTTCATCAAAGTGCGTGTCGTGTCAGAACGCGTGCCCCAGATTGGTGACAAGTTCAGTTCCCGTCACGGACAAAAGGGAACGGTCGGAATGCTCCTCGAGGAAGAAGACATGCCGTTCACAGCATCCGGATTGCGACCGGACCTCATCATGAACCCCCACGCCGTTCCATCTCGTATGACGATTGCGCAGTTGATGGAGAACATCTTTGGCAAGATTTGCGTTCAGCGTGGAACTCTGGGTGACGGAACACCCTACAGTCATCTGAAGGTGGAAGACCTGAAGAAGCATATGATGGACCTTGGGTATCATCCGTATGGCAATGAGATTCTCTACAACGGACAGACTGGTGAGATGATGCAGGCGGAAATCTTCATGGGTCCGACCTTCTACCAGCGTCTGAAGCACATGGTGATTGACAAGCAGCACAGTCGTGCACGAGGTCCGATTGTCAGTCTCACACGTCAACCCTGCGAGGGAAGGTCTCGAGATGGTGGTCTTCGTGTGGGCGAGATGGAGCGCGACTGTTTGCTGTCGCATGGTGCGGCTGCGTTCACGAAGGAACGTCTGATGGATGTCTCCGACCCGTTTCCGACGGGCATATGTAAGAACTGTGGAACACTTGCGGTCATGAATGAAGATGAGAGCATCTATCATTGCGGATCGTGTGGGAACAAGACAGAGTTTATCAACAAGACAATTCCTTACGCTATGAAGTTGTGGATACAGGAACTTGAGGCGATGCATATCGTTCCTCGGATGGTTCTCTCGTAACCATGCTTTCCAGGTCTGGGTCTGAACGAGACTGCTTGAGTACCATGTGCTGTCTGCGACAGTCCTTCCAGAAACAGGTGATACATCCACATATTCCAAAAAACAACACGCTTGCGATCGCTCCAATGGCAAGTGCTTGGTCTGTGTCCATTTTTTGTATAGGGTTTTCAAACTGTAAGTCCTATACAAACATGTCGTTGGAAATCCTTGTTGGTCCGATGTTCTCTGGCAAATCAAGCCGCATTTTGAGTATAGTATCTCGGTATTCGGCATTGAGCGTTCCGATTCTTGTCATCAAACACGCCGCAGACGTCCGATACGCAGCGAATGAAGTGGCAACACACGATGGACGACGTGCTCCCTGTATCACTGCCAATCAGTTCAGCGACATTGACCCCGCATTTCTCAAGCAGTTCCGCGTGATTATTGTGGAGGAGGCACAGTTCTTTATAGGGTTGGTTCCCTTTGTTCAGTATGTTGTCGACCAACTGAGGGTTCATCTTTTTTTGGTTGGATTGGATGGTGATTCCGAACGCAGACCGTTTGGAGAGATTCTGCAATGTATTCCACTTGCTGACAAAGTCGAAAAACTCACTGCTCTGTGTCGCCGTTGTGCGAATGGGACACTGGGCATTTTTACATACCGCAACGGACATCAAGACCAACAGATGATTGTCGCTGGAGCAGACCTTTACGAAGCAGTGTGTCGAGACTGCTACCATGAAAAGCGTGCGCTGGATGCGCTGTAAAAAATAATGTTGCCATGAAGCACAACAAACATGGGTGGTGGTCTACTTCAGCTCGTGAGCTATGGTGCTCAGGATATCTACATTTCCGGTAATCCCCAGATTACCTTCTGGAAGGTGCTGTACAAGCGCCATACCAACTTCGCCATGGAGTCGATTGAGGTTACCTTCAACGGCCAGGCGGACTTCAACAAGCGCGTGACTGCGGTGATCAACCGTAACGCGGACCTGATGTACCGCACCTACGTGCAGGTTGTGCTGCCCGCTGTGGACCTCATCGCCGGTTCTACCAACCTGAACCGCTTCCGCTGGTTGAACTACATCGGTCACCGCCTGATCAAGGTGGTGGAGCTCGAGATCGGTGGTCAGCGCATCGACCGCCAGTATGGTGACTGGATGCAGATCTGGACCCAGTTGTCCCAGGATGCCGGTACCGTGGAGGCGTTGAACGACATGATCGGTAACACCCACGACCTCGTCCTGATGAAGGATGCGAAGGGTTACACTCTGGATGCCTCTTGCGCCGGTGCGGAGCTGACCAACAGCTGCGCTCCTCGTGCGGGCACCCCGGCGAAGACCCTCTACATCCCTCTCCAGTTCTGGTTCTGCCGCAACCCTGGTCTGGCGATCCCGCTCATCGCGCTCCAGTACCACGAGGTGCGCATCAACGTGGAGTTCGAGCAGTGGATCAACTGCACCTACTACGAGCTGTCCGGCGCGACTGCCGCTGCTACCTCCATCCAGTCCCTGACTGCGGCGTCCCTGTACATCGACTACATCTACCTGGACACTGAGGAGCGCCGCCGCTTCGCCCAGCAGACCCACGAGTACCTGATTGAGCAGCTCCAGTTCACTGGCGCTGAGTCCATCACCTCGTCCAGCAACAAGATCCAGCTGAACTTCAACCACCCCGTCAAGGAGCTCGTGTGGGTTGTCCAGCGCGACTCGTTCGTTGACTGCACCCCCAACCAGAACTTCATCAACGAGGTCAATGGTTGCCAGCCGTTCAACTACACGGATGACTTCACCACTGAGGGTGTGGTGATGGATATCCTCGGCCGCGGTTCTCTGGGTCTGGGTCCTAACTCCTCCCCTGCCAGCAATGTTACCCCGACCACTCGTGGCGATGGTCCTTCTGGTCCTTACCTGCCGGGTCTGGGTCAGGCATTCGGTCCTTCCTTCGGCGGTGCCTCTTGGTTGGATACCTTCAGCGATGCCGGCGACGAGGTGTTCGCTGCGACCACCAACTACCTGCTCGCCAAGGTCATCCTCGACAGCGGTGTCCAGTGCTCGGGCAAGAACCCCGTGGAGGTTGCCAAGCTCCAGCTCAACGGCCAGGACCGCTTCACGGAGCGCGAGGGTCGCTACTTCGACCGCGTGCAGCCTTACCAGCACCACAGCCGCACCCCGTCGGTGGGTATCAACGTGTATTCCTTCGCGCTCAAGCCGGAGGAGCACCAGCCCAGCGGCACCTGCAACTTCTCTCGTATCGACAAGGCGACGCTGCAGCTCACGGTGTCCGTCAACACGGTGCGCGGTGGTCGCACTGCCCAGGTCCGCGTGTACGCCGTGAACTACAACGTGCTGCGCGTGATGTCCGGTATGGGTGGCCTCGCCTACTCCAACTAAGCGTAAGGTCTTGGTTGTGATTGTCATACAGCCCTAAAGGCAACTAAATAAATAAAGGACAGCAATGTCCGATAACTGAGATTAGAACTCTAACTTCAGTTAAACAATATAGATACATTTGCCAAATATATAGCATGGAGATTGTAGATCACGTTAAACGATGTATTAAGGACGCGGAAGATCATCGGTCAAAGATTACAACGGAGATTCTTGCGTATCAGGGATATACTGGAACAAAAACACGCCACTTCTACAATAACATATGCTCCCTTCCCAATGCTAACTATCTAGAAATCGGAACATGGTATGGTAGTTCGGCAATCAGTGCATTATACCAAAACAACCTCAATGCTACTTTGATAGATAATTGGTCAGAATTCAATGGAACCCGAAGTATACTAGATTCTGCTGTGCAAAGATTCAATACTGGGAGTGATGTTACAATTATTGAGAAGAACTGCTGGGAAGTTAATAGGGATACATTACCCGAGTTTGATATTTATTTGTATGACGGTGCGCACGCATATACTGACCAGTACAGAGCTATTTCTTATTATAACAAGGTTCTCAAACCCAATTGTATTGTAATGATCGATGACTGGAACTGGGGTGATGTGCGTAAAGGAACATTAGATGCGTTCTCAGATTTAGGAATTAATTTCCTATTCCAGCACGAGATCGTATTACCAGAAAAGGATATTATTGGAATGCCAGTTCATAATGGGCGAAATACGTGGTGGAATGGTATTGGTATTTTTGTATTAGACAAGTAAGCGTTCAAAGACTGCCCATCCATTGCGATCCGTTCCCGATGCAATACACTTCCATTCTGGGCGCTGCGAAAACCATTCTACGATCTTCCGACACTTAGATACCATGGTATCGTCGAGTATGTATACAGATGCAGTGGTTGTTTCTATCATGAACAGAAACTCGAACCACGTCAGGTATTCTGCTCCATCCAACAGAATAACCTCTGGATTGTTCATTGGAACATGGGGACATGACCAAAAATTACGGATATCTTCTTTGTGCCAATCTAATTCGATATTGGAATGAATGTGTTGGACTTCTTCAAATGTTGGGCACTTGTTATCCGGAAGAATTCGTCCATGTAAGATACGAATGGATGCAATCTGTCTCCACAACGCTTTTGCCTCTTGGAATCGACCAAGATCGGTTTCATAACTTTGCAATGCAAATGTATCGCTTCGTTTGGAAAATCCATCGTAAAAACAGCATGTGGATCCGCGCCCATTCCACGTTCCGATTTCCAAATAGCGAGAGAAGCGAGTATCTGCGGCATACTTGCTTATCCATTGACCAAGTTCTTGTGTCAAACGAACCTGACCACTGTTTTCGACGTGAAACATTGTTTACCTTAGTTTCTTGAATTGTAAGTAAACAGTTTCGATTGTTGGTTTACATATTCGCAATGTCTTCAATTGTATACACAATGTCATACACGCTTAACAAAAACTTCAAAGGAGTGGACTATCGGTTGGCGAACGTGTGGTTTCACTTTATTCCCGTTGAAGACAAACCCATCCGTTACGCAGAGATAGGCGCATTCTATGGAGCAAACATGATTAGTGTGGCGGAAACCTATGGAAAGCATCCCGATTCTCTCTTGATTGCGATTGACCCTTGGACCGACTATGCGGACTACCCAGAATACAAGGGAGAGCAAACGACCATCTACGATGCATTTACGCAAAATATGACATCGTGCGGACTTGCTGAACGTGTGACTGTAAAGCGCGGTTATTCAAATGAAGTGCTTCCAACCTTGGAAGACAATTCGTTTGATATTGTTTACATTGATGGAAACCACGAACCCGAGTATGTATTGGAAGACGCAGTGCTTGCATTTCGCAAGGTCAAGGTTGGGGGGTATCTCATTTTTGATGATTATGGTTGGGGTGGACCCGATCTAACGAAGCGGGGTATTGACGGGTTTATGAATGGATATCACAAGCGCATTCAAGTCTTGGGTGAACGAGAATCACAGGTGTTCATTCGTAAGCTTCGTTAACGACTCTACAATACTCCAAACACGAGTTCGTGTCTCGATATCTGTGTCCATGAACGAGAGTGTCTTTGCAACGAGACATGCGGTAACAACGTTGAGGTCTTGCAAGGAAAATCCAAGTGCCTGTACCTTCTGCAGGAATACTGTTGTTAACTCTGTCATGGGCATCGGATCACGATTGTTTACAATAAAGTCAAACCCTAAAAGGGATTGGTATATTTTTCCAAAGTCGGTCAACGGGTCTCCATTTGTTGTGAGTGTGCCCGCGATATCTCCCTTCATATCTAGAAAGACAACTGAATTGTTTCGTAGCATCGTATTGCTGAACCACGGATCACCATGTACTACAGACGCCAATTGTGTTTGTTCTCGAAATAGATAGTTTCGTATGCCAACATCGATTGTATCTACAATCTTGCTCGCATTTGCGAATGGATAATCCTTCTTGTTTTGAATACGCGTTCGAAGTTTTCCAATGTAGTTTTCGTAGACACGGTCTTTCGTAATCGTAATCTCAAGCGGATAACTATGCATACGATGTAGACTGTCCACTACAGTTTCAACATCATGTGTTGAAAGCAGTCCATCAGTCATGACTTCGTAGAGAGTTGATCCACTGACATATTCAAGGTAGAGATGTGTTGTATCTCCGTCGACCTTGCTTCCCAAATAGCGTGGAAACAAGGAGTCTTGTACGGATTGGTAGAAAAAGACCTCTCCCTTCATAGAACTGGTAGGACCAATCTTCTCAACAGTCGTTCCTCGTTTTATGATTTGATTGAACTTGTTGCTTGCTTGCTCTTTCTTGTTGCTTTCTTGATATCCATATGAAAAACCCATCGCTTCACGCGCTTGAATGTATGGATTGAATGCGCGATCGTCGATGTAGATATTGGCATGGGGTTTCCCAAAGTATATTTCGTCATACGGAATACTGTGCGTCTGTAGACTTTCAAATGTATCGGCTGCAATAGTTGACATGACTCTCCCGAGATCATTCTTCTGCGTTGCCATCCCTCGTGCAGTATATAGAATAATCGTATGACCAAGTTCCTTAAGTTGTTTTAGATATGCGACCATCGGTTCAATTGGTTCACATTCCTTGTAAGACTGATTGGGTTTCCGATACTTGAGGATCGTATTGTCAATATCAAAGCAAATTCGAAGTGGATGAAACGGTAGTCTATCCTTGTTCCGTACAATCTCATCGGGTGTGCCCAAACAGATGGGTGAATTGATCTTCACGCACAAAACATCCTGCATATGGCGGTAGATTTCTGACATATAATACTCGCGGGCATCGGACCGTTGCATCAATGTTTCCTTTGCAGTTGTTAGGAATGTGCGAACATTCGAGAACCCATACAATCCACACGCATAATCCTGACTTGTTTGCTTCTTTTCGGAAACACTCGTAAGGCGCCCATTTTCAACTGTTATGTAACAATATGGGTTTCCCTTCTCAGTCGTTGTGGAATATCCTATGAACGATTTGCCATGTGGAAGGGTGGTTTCGCGTAGATCGTATACAGTATCATTATCCAAAAAGCAGATAGATTCATCCTCCGAAAATCCAGCACGTTGGATACCCAGGTATGCAGATTCCAGTGCTCCCCTGGTTGGTCTTTCGAGATAGATGTATTGGAACCTCTTCTTTACACAATGGTGTAAAGTTGTATCCAAGTTCAAATAGGCAAGGTCTTTGTTGAGAATGAGCGTTACGTCCTCGCTTGGAATGCTCTCGAGCACGTATTGAAGCATCGGGATTCCGAGAATGAAGTTCCAGGGTTTTGGAAACCCATTTGATTGAGCAAGTCTTGTTCCTGACCCACCACACAAGACTACAAATTTCATTTCTAGTTCTAGAATTGGTGTATTTAAATCTTAACACACGATTCTGCATCGCGAAAGAACTTACGCACTCGTTCGAGCGTTATGGTTTCCAATGACTTGTTCATATCTTTCATACGATCAATAACTGCATCCGGAATGGTAATAATGTCTGCTCCTGCTTGACGAGCACGTTCTATCGTATAGATCTCACGGCAACCCGCCCACAAAATTCGAACATGAGGGCAATCAGCAAATGCGCGCTTTGCATGCTGTATATAGATATTCGGATCAATTCCCTTGTCAGAAATAGGACCTGCAAATACCGACACAATCGCAACGCTATTGGGTGATAGCAACTGTCTACACATGTCTATTTGTTCGATCGTATGAATTGCGGTAAGATTCATCGGAATAGATTTGGATACGCAATATTGAATGACGATATCGTTAAATACTCCGCTCGTGTTGACAACCGGGATTTTCACAAAAATACGAGAATCAATCGCGCATATGCTATCAACCTGCTGGATAGCTTCGGTGGGGTTATCCTTCCATATTTGGAGTGAGAAACACTTGTCTCCAATGTACGGGCGAATGCGTGCGTAGAGTTCCGTATAAGAGGGTGTAGGGGATGATGCGATGATGGAGCAGTTTGTTGTAAAACCAGTGATATGGGATGCCGATGCATGCTTTTCGACATCATAACCATCATAAAACAACTCCATTTACTTTGTGTGTACATTTCCAGATGGATGATTTCTACGAAACACTTCGTCTGTAAAGTCTCGCTTCTCGGCCAACAAAAGACCACATGTATCCAGAGTCATCATAAACAACAGAGACGAAACGGTTGGTATCTTGTCATACGGATCTGCTTCACGTATAGATTTTTCGGAAATACAAATACTTTTGTTTACGAATGATCCAAGTGTGGCAGATGGATTGTTCGATATGCTTAATTGATACACTCCAAACGCATCTCTCACATGTTTAGCAATACCAATAAGTTCTTCTGTATTTCCAGAATTGCTGATATAGATAAGAATATCGTCTGGACGAACAACTCCTATATCGCCGTGTAAGAGATCTTGTGCAAGAAGAAAGTGAGCAGGAAGAGAGAGACTCTGCCATGTTGCCACGCATTTTCGCACAACGTGAGCGGACTTCCCAATCCCAGTCATATAGATAGTTCCTTTTACAGATGAAATAACTTCAACTATCTCTTCTATTGATCGCTCCAAATATAATCTGTGTGACTGCATTTCTGCCAGATAGAGAGAAAGATGGTTCATTCCGTCTATTTGCGTCTGCTTGAGAATCTTTTTGACGTAAACAAACTACAACATCTGTTAGAATATCGTCATGATAGTGCTTTGTGGGTCCTGGCCGAATAAGATAGCAGTGCAATCGATCCTCTCTTATAGGTGTGATTGTTACACCATGGGAAAGAAGTCTCCATCGTATAACATCCTCCGTGTTCCATGTGTCTTGTAGCATTTTGTTGTATTCATCCATCGTTCTAAAGTACCACCCTGTTTTGAAATCTTTGAAGTTGGATATAGCAAACCAGTCGCTGAATCCTACACCCGACTGTCTCGTAGACCTTGCTACATATGATGTTTTTGCAGCATTTAGAAGTTCCTTCAGATGGTCTGGGTGAAACAAAAACACACTGTCTGTTCGTATACGGACGATAATATCGTCGTCTGCAGGGTTTGCATAATCAATAAGTGCATTGACAGGTGTGAACATTCTATATGTCATATATGGCCAACCGAGTGAGGCAGCACCAGGATTGTTATCTGTCTTCGTTGTAGCAGTAATCTGTTTACGAATCTCCTCGGTGTCTGGTTCTTCGATTTGAATACAATGATCAACTTCATCCTTCACACGCGACACGTCTTGATTGGTCCATGTGCATAGGTATGTGATTGCATCAGGAATTTGTGAGCGTATTTTCAATATAACTTCGATAACATCCAATGCCGATGGGCGAATAAGACCAGTTACGAATATACGACAGACCATTTGGTTAATCGCATGTTTTTGTAATTCAAAAACAAACTCAATCACTTGCGTATCATGGGAACAGGCACAAATGTGGGGCGTATCCAGAACATATTCAAGAACTCTTCATATTTCACAGGATCCCATACAAACTCCGACGGATTCACATTATCCAACGAATCGACGATGATACACGGAAATTGTTGGTACAAGTCATCCAACGGTGAAGATTGAACGATTGGAACAGACCCCATGAGTAAGACTTCGGAAAACCTATGTGTATCCATACCGCTTCCTCGCATGACAATCACATACTTGTATTTGCTGATTTCGCACATGTAGTCTTCGTACGGAAGTTTTGGAAGTGTAGGTGTACGTGTTCGACTACTATGCGTGTCTCCATGATAAGGAATACATATACTGTCTTTCTTTTGGTTCCATGGAACACGTCCTTCGTGCAAGGATTTTAGCAAGGGTAGATTTCCTGAAGGAGTACTGGGTTCTCCCACACCGATCAATATCTTTTGAATTCTATGATGCGTGTACGGAATGTTGCAACCAATCCAAAATAAAATACGCTGGTTCTTCAAAACTGCCTCACATTCTTCCTTGGAAGGTGTTCTATCGGAGACACCGGTTACCAAGACAAATCGACTATCTCCAATATCAGTTTTCAGCATGTTCAAAAACCATGGCAAGAAGTCTGTTTTCACAAAGACAACATCTCCGTCCTCAAATGGGTGGTGAAATGGATAGGAATGCTGTGCTTTCACTGTTACATCCTTGTAGTCTGCATCATATACTACATTTGCCAAGAGAGGCAATCGATTGTAGCTCAGAACGCATGGGTCTTTGCTCCAGAAGTCAGGATTGAATCGGATAGTAATGGGAGATTGCATGATTTACATATCACTTTCACTTTTAAATAAATGATTCACCCAACAGCAGTTGTCGATCAAGGGGCTTCTATTGGAGACAATTGTCGCGTATGGCATTTTAGTCATGTGTGCGGAACATCGGTGATTGGCAATGAAACGAGTATGGGTCAAAATGTATACGTTGCGAATCATGTGACGATTGGTCGCCAGTGCAAAATTCAAAACAATGTATCTATCTACGAAGGAGTTCATATTGCAGACAGGGTGTTTTTGGGACCCTCATGTGTCTTTACAAACGATAGAAATCCTCGCGCTACGAAGATGGACTGGGTCTTAACTCCAACCTATGTAGAAGAAGGTGTGACCATCGGTGGAAATGCAACCATCGTATGTGGTAACCGACTAGGATCTTATTGTATGATCGGGGCAGGTTCGACGGTTACGCATGATGTACCCCCATATGCTCTCATGGTTGGAGTTCCTGCGCGCCAAATCGGATGGGTTTCCAAGGACGGATGGAAACTTACATTGCCTCTTCGATACCCGGGTCATGCTGTGTCTTCCACATGTCCTGTTACGGGGGAGACCTATTTGCTCATTGGAGATAAACAGGTTGTCCATGCTTCAGAATAGAGTCTTCGATTGCATGAAGAATCTTGGTAACGGTTGTACCGAGAACACCGTCTGATGTACATACCACCTGTGGATTGCTGACGCAGGACAGGAAATGAACAATTTCTGTCTTCAGAGGTTCTGCGATAGGAAGTTCTGGAATCTCAAGACTTCCCGATTTCGTAATCATCTTGAAAGACCCAAACTCCTGCGTAGGTGTTAGAATGTCATTCGCATTCACACCCTTGTGGTAGATGGTGAGAGGTGCCTTGACATCGACATCGTCAAGAACCAATGTTCGATCCGAACCTACAATGACAAACTCACGCACCTTTCGCGGTTCTGCCCATGATGCAAAAATAGAACCTATCACACCATTGGCAAACCGGAGCGTCACTTGAACTGCATCCGTCTTTGACGATACGAACGTCGATCCAACTGCCGAAACAGAAACAACGGGTGATTCCATCCAATATAAAAACATTGCAATGTCATGCGGAACCAGATCCCATACAACACTCACATCATTCCGAATTGGTCCCATGTTCGTTCGCCGTGAAGTCAGATAGTATATTGTTTCCGACTTCATAAGTTCCTTGGCACGAAGAACGGATGGCACAAACAAAAAGGTGAAACCAGTCATCAAGCGAAGACTGCGCTCTTTTGCAAGTTGTACGAGTTCATCGCCGTGTTCGGGGATAACAACGAATGGTTTCTCCGAAAAGACATGCTTGTTCGCAAGAAGTGCCTGTTTTGCAAGAGCATAGTGTGTGGATGCTGGCGTCACAAGGAAAACTGCTTCAATATCACTGTTCAATGCTTCGTTCAATGAACTTGTACAAATTGTATTCGGATACTTCGGAAGCACAGCAGGATTGAGATCTACTATATAACGGAGTTCTGTGAGCTCACTCAAGATACGAGCGTAGTGCTTTCCCCAATAACCAGAACCAACTAAGACTGTTTTCATGTTTTTCTTCGTTTGATGGTGTTTAAACCGATGGGTGGAATAGATAAATATGTCTGCCTCCAATCCACTTGGTTCCACATTCGCAATACAGATGAGTGATATTCGCGATTACAATGCTTCGTTCACGGATGGGTTTCTCGATGACATTCGTAGTGTTCTACAATCGGGGCGGTATATTTTGGGCGACCAAGTGGAGGCATTTGAAAAGGCAATCGCATCCTACGTGGGAACGCAATATGCGATTGGCGTTGGATCTGGAACAACTGCATTGGAACTTGCATTCCGTGCTCTTGAGTTGAAACCTACGGATGAGATTATTATTCAAGCAAACACATACATCGCATCCGCATTTGGCGCTATTGTGTCTGGTGCAAAACTCGTACCTGTCGATTGTGAATTGAATGGCACATTGTCATTGGAATCCGTCTACAAGGCATATACACCCAATACACGCGCTGTTCTCGTTGTACATCTTTACGGAGACTGTTGCAACATGGAAGAACTTGCAACGTTCTGTAGGGAAAAGGGGTTGTATCTCGTAGAAGACTGTGCCCAGTGTTTGGGGTCGTCCTACAAAGACACGAAGTTGGGTGCGTGGGGAACAATCTCCTGCCACAGTTTCTATCCCTCTAAGAATTTGGGTGCTATTGGCGATGCAGGAGCAGTTCTAACCAACGATGCAGGACTCGCAAGGAAATGTAGACTCTTGCGAAATTTAGGCGTTTCTGCAAAGTACATTCACGATATCAAAGCAACCAATGGTCGTATGGATACCTTGCAGGCCGCATTTTTACTTCGCAAACTGCCCGATATGGATAATGTGATTTCTCAAAAGCGAAAGGTTGCATCTTTGTATATCCAACAACTCAAGGACCGCCATATTCGATCAATGGATCCAAATGTTTATCATACCTATCATATTTTCGCAGTTCAAGCTGGAGAGAATCGTGATCAAATTATGAAGGAACTCGCAAAGGCAGGTATTGAAACACTGATTCACTACCCTTATCCGTTCTACAAGACAAAGGCATTCGAAGAATACAACCATATGACTTTCCCGAACACAGAGCATCTTGCAAAGACGATGTTATCCTTGCCCATGTTTGCAACGCTTACATCCGCACAAATTGACCATATATGTACTATTTTCACACATGCTGTTGAGATGAATAAATGAAGATTCTTTGTTGCGATATTCGAATGGTTGGAAAACCCCATCACGATTGGAAGGAAGCATACGAATTCATGTATGCATTTCGTAATCTAGGGCATACATGCGATGTGGCGGGTCCACATTCATTGCAGTATTCTGAGAGGGATATTCCGAGTATTGCCTCTCGCTATGATTTGATCATTGTTACTGAAAACTACCCACACCCATCTGTATGGAAGTGGTGGGACTGGGGATCTATTTCAACTCCCAAACTCTTCTGGGCATTGGATACCCATTTGAACGATTACAGACCTCTTATTCAGAGTGGGAAGTTCGATTACGTTGCATTTGGTATCAAACGCAGCATGGAAGAATATGGTCTTCCTCGTTCATTTCCGCTGTATTACGGGTTGTCTACCATCCATCAAAAAGATATGTCTGTAGTTCCGAAAGAATACAATACAGTCTTTCTCGGAAACATAACTATTGGGCGAAGACGCGAATTGTGCGAACGATTTGGAATTCAACATCTGGAAGC